CGAGGCGTCTCATAATCTCGCCTAATGTTGGTTCACCTTGGGACATAACCGATACCGTATCGGGAGTCCGATTTGTTTAGATAGTTGTAGGTCACCATGAGCACAGACCCTGCTCCGGCATACAAAGCCGCTTTCACTGATGTCTCTGAGTAGTTCCCTGCTGTCAGGATGGCTGCAATAAAGGTGGTGACAAAGACCCGAGCGACAGTTCCAGCAGCTGCAGTGAGTTGGGTCAAGGTGTCGTGGCTCATCGCTTGACCGACCCTACTTTCTTAACTGGTGGCTTTTTGACTGGCACAGTGGACAGTTTGATAACCGATTCAGGATTGAGTGTCTTGTTGTCGTACAAGAATGGAGCAACCCTCATTTCGAGGTGTAGGTGTGGGCCTGATGATCGTGTGCCCGTTGAGCCTACATAGCCGATAATGTCGCCTGCTTTGACTTTGCCCTTGCCAATTACCTCGAGGTTGACGTAGGCAAGGTGGGCGTAAAGGGTTTGTAGTTTGCCCTCAACAACACCCTCAGATTCGATGATGACGTGGATGCCGTAGGCGAGGCCCCAGCCCCCCATACGGTTGGCGTGAATGACTTCACCACCTGCCACTGCATACACTGGGTCACCATAGTTACCTGCATAGTCGGTGCCTGTGTGGTAGCCAGCCTGCCACTGTCCACCTTTGGTGTGGTAGGCACAAGTGACCTTGTTGCTGTTGGTTGGTTTATGAAACGCCATGATTTAATCCTATCTTTAGATACTGTCGTTGGTTGGTGCTAGGCCAAGTGACACGTTCAGGTATCCGACACCTGTTGTCCATGTGAAGTTTTCTACAAAGTAGGTTGCTGTGCCCCCACCAATTTCTGATGGTACTGGGATGGTGACCTTTGAGCCACAGAATACGCCTAGCAGGTTGGCTCGGGTGGCATCTGTCATGTCTGGATTGGTCAGGGTGCACGACACAATGTCTGGTCGCCATACTGGGGACTTGAATCCTGCAATGTAACTGTTTGCCAACGTCTGTGCATCTGTCACACTATTAAGTCTGGTGTCCCGTACGCCATAACGCTTACCAAACTTGCCGATTGATGTTGAGTCACTAGCTGTGGCATCAGTGCCCGGTCGAGCCACTGTGATGCTGTTACCGATAGCAGTAAGGGAGCGGGTGAAAGAGATTGATGAATCAATGTCACTGGTAGACAGTGAGAACGCTGAACGGTTGTTTCGGTCTGACCGACGATCATAATAAATGTCACCTGTAGGCAAGTCATAAAATACGCCACCTGCACTTTGTGCCGCTTCTCTAATAACGTCATACACGTTGTCGGTCGATGTCAAAGTGATCGCTGTGAGTAGTGCTCCACCTGTTTGTGGAATGGTAGTGGAATTGTAGTTAGGTTGGTTTGTTAATCCCCAGTCACTCATCATTGAAAGTATTTGGGCACCGGCATAATCAATGGAAATTGTTCTAGGTGTGCAGGTGTTCCATTCAAGGGTTCCGATGGCTGCCATCGCTGTGATGGTGTAGGTCGGAATGCCGTTGCCGTTGCCGAAGTTACGGTACGAGAATGAGATGTCTGTGATGATGCCATTAAACAGGTCGTAGGCGTAGCCCCCAACAGTGGTAAATAGTTGTAGTGGGTCAGCGATGGTGGGCGGTGTAAAGCTTGTCAGTGGGGTTAGTTGCACTGTCATGGTTCGCCCGGTCGGCTGGGTTGTGGTGTCGTACCGTCCACCAGCCACATAAATGGACTGGATTTCTGCATGGTTTGAGTAACTGGTGGGGATTGCTGCTCCGTCAGTTAGGTACAAAGTTGGGGTCCAGGCGGTCATTAAAAGATACTTCCGTTCAGGTTAACTGTGCCTGTTCTCAGGCTGGATTGTCTCATTAGTTGCTCGATGCTTCGGCGAGCTGATTCTGCATCAACAATGCCATTAAGGTTAATGATAGTTGTGCCACCACCCATAGATTGGCGATTAGTTCGGATAGCACCAGATCCTGATGGGACAAATAACTCTGGGCCACGTTCGCCAACCATGTACGGGGTGTTACGTTGAACTGGGCCACCAGTGGCTTTGCCCTTTGGTGTGGTTAGCCACTTACCCAATGTGCCAACGTTAAGCGTGTGATTGTTCAACCATTTTAATGGTTCAGGGATTTTGTCCCATATTTCTTTTAGATTTTGAAAAGCAGTCACAATGGATGTAATAGCGTTTGCAATGTTGGTCAGTGCAACTGCAAATGTATCTAATGCTGATGCTCCACTGGGGCCCTTTGAACTTAGACTTGTGAACAATTCACTAAAAGCGGTAGCCATAGTTTTTAACGACTCACCTAAAGTGACACCAGCAGGCTGACCCTCGGGGGTGAGACCCATAGCACGGCCCATAGCTTGAATCTTGGGTGTTATCTTGTCGTTAAATGTTCCACCGAATCCAGCCTTGACATCATCGAGGAAAGGGAAGAACTCCTCCCTAACCCAAGTCAAAAGGTTCTTAAGGTAAGGCAACAATTTGTAACCCACACCCTCTTGGAACTCAGACCAAGCAATCTTGAGACCCTCAAGTTGCCCGGCATACGATCCTGCAGCTTCTGCAGCCTGACCACCCATAGTTTTATTAAGTGTTCCGAGCAACTCGTCAAAAGACATGCCCTTGAGTTTGGTCTTGTCGATACCAACACCGAGTTTGCCGATGGCCGTATTGTTCCCGAGGTATGCACGGGAAAGGGCAGAGACGACAGTATCCAAACTCTTGCCAGTCCCAGCCGAAACATCGAGAGCAACCCTCATAATCTTTTGAGACTTACTGACCGACTTAGTAGCAGTAATCAACTTACTGAACGCTGGCCGTAACTTGTCGTCAGTGATGTTGAACTGATCCTGCAAAGCATCAACAGACTTCTCGATGGTGTGCTGATACGCTGCATTGACCTTGGTGTTGTTCTTAACAGTCTTGGCCAGCTTCTTTTGGGCTTTGTCATCCTCGATGGCGGCCTCAACAGCGTTCTTACCAAAGAAAATTGCAGCGGCACCCATAGCAGTGAACGATGCAGCAACAGCAGTGCCGACAATTTTGGCAGTGTTCTTGAACATCTGCATTCGCTTTTCGGCCTTTGACAGGCTCTTACCAAAGCCCTTGGTGTCAGCCTTAAGACCTACATAAAGGGAACGACCCAACTGTGATGCCATGTTTAACCCCTATTCCACTTATTGACTATGTGCTCAATGGCGTTTTCCCAAGCCTTGAATGCTGGTGGTGTGTAGTCACGTGCAGCTGCATCGGTCCAACCGGGCGTGACGTTACGTGCCCAAGTCTGTTCACGATCATGTCGGGTGCCATTATTGCCAGTACGGTAAGGACCGACCACTGTGCCGTAACGAATCTGTATGCTCGAGGCCCCACCAGAGTAGGCTTTACGGCGTGTACCAATAGCAACCTTGGGCACACGGTCACGAGTAACCCGAACATTCTTGGCTAACTTGTCACCGAAAGGCCCTGCATGGCTCCTGATGGCACGTTGAACACTGGGCTTAACAATGTCCTCAGCAATTTGTTTAGCCTCTACACGGAGTTCCTGTGAGGCTTCCTTAGGCAACCCTTTAAGGGCACGTAGCAGGGCATAGTACGAGTCAGCATCAACGTACACTGCTGGCTTGTTGCCCACTGTTACCTCTCCTTGTACAGGTCGTTAATTGTTGCTATGTCTTGCCAGTCCAAATCATCCCAGTCAAGCCGGATAACCCCAGCAACAGCCAAACTTAATCGCTGTCGGTTGAGGCTTCCGGCTGGGTGGGGTTTGTGTCACCCTCGCTGAAATCCTCGATGCTGTCCAAGTTGTCTAGCCAGATTTCGAACGGTTCATTGGTTGTACCCTTACGAGCTAGGACAGCCCATGTGAGTGTTGCCAAATCCTCAAGCCCAATACGTAGGCTTACATCCTTACCGTCTTGCTGCCACAGATCACTAAACTTCTGCTTCGTGTGGCGTTCCCACTTGATGAAGTCTGCTGGCAAGGTTGTAACCTCACCAGCGACCCCACCATGAACGTAACTGATTGTGATTTTCATGGTCCTTACTCTTTTCTGTCGTTAGACGGTTGTTGCTGTTACGGTGCCATCTTCAACAACGAATGAAACCGATGTTGTGAGAACGTCATTAGCAGCTCCACCGAGTGGTGGGAATACTGGGAACACGTTGAACGT